AAAATACTGAGATGAATAATGATGGTCTCTTGCGACAAATACAATAACTGGCGACGGGACATCATTTGCACTTTCAGCTTTTATACCAGCCTTAACAATATTTTTTGCAATACATGATATAATCATACCTTCAACAGGAAAGCAAACATCGCATTCAAATACAATCTCGAAAATAATAGTGTTACCACGTTCAATTGTACCACACGAATATCGTATGACTTTTGAAGAATTTTGTTTAATGTAACCCTCTACAAGACACTTGCCTTCAAAATTATTATGAATGTATTCTTCAATTACTTCATCTAGGTTTTTACCTACAACGTTAATATGTAAAACGATTTTCCTAGTCAAAAGACATCTTGAATATACAGACCAATCTTTCCCATCCTTTCTCTTTTTAATAATATGTTTAACTTTTGCAACGGTTTCCATTATATTCTATATACATAAAATCTTTTATGTATATTTTATTTCAATTTTATTTAATTATAATTAAATAAAATATTTTTATTTTAATTTGCTTAAACAAACACTGTATAAAGTTTATGATATATTGCCATTTCCGGTGTGAAAAACCATTTTTTTTTATTTTCCTCTTCTGCATTAAAATATCTAAGAATAAATTCTTCAAGAACACATAACTCTGTATTTCCAACTGCTTCCGAAATAATATTTCCATCTGCATCTTTTATAGCTTTTGTACTTTCATTTGTATATTTATCTTCACCTACAATTTCATTTAATTTTGCTAAGTTTTTAGCTTTAGTTGCTTCATTACACCTAGCACCTGTATCACGTGTTGATTTCATATTTTTAGTTTTAAATGATAAATTTGTGTTGCCTTTTTCATAACCAATAAACCCAACAATTTTATTATAATTACTTGGTTCAAAAGCCAAAAAATCTTTTGTATATTTTGATGATGCAATCTCGCGTTGATCTTCAGGAGTTGCTTCAATCCATTTATTATTTTCATTTAAAAGCATAATTATCCTTTTATTTAATTTAAATGTTATAAAAGCTGTAAATTTTGTTGTAGTAATAGTATTCTTTTCAAAATAATCCTTTATAAACCATTCAAGAGTAGATTGTTTTATGCTATCAAGTGAGTAAATATAATTCATTATGTTCATTTTATCGTCAAATAAAAGTAGCTCAATCATATGTGCAACTAAAAATGGAATAAGATACTTTTTAGAATTTGGATATTCTTTTGACATCTTTTTAATAACAATACCACAATATTTATACCAATTATCATCTCCTCTTGGTACCTTAGATTGTTTTATAAATTCATTCGCAATATCATAATTAACCTTCATTTCATCAATAATACGTTTACCTTCAGGGAATATATTTTCTTCTTCAATTCCCATAAAGGTTTTATTCAAATTTCTCTTATCGATAACTTCTTTAACAATATCTTGTTTTATTTCAAATTTAATTACATCATGCTTATAATCAAGTGGAACAGATCTATCAAAAATAGAAATATTTTTATCTTTCAATTCAATTGGTTGAAATAAATAGTAATCACCAATATTTATTAATCTACCATTTCTACCATATTTATCAACAATAAATTCATTTTCATCTTCTATTAATTGAGTTAATGCAGAATAAATTTGCACATAAGGATATTCTTTTGGTGTTCTAATTGACCTTAATAGTGATTCTTTTTTATAAAAAAAAGCTTCTTTAAATAACATTCTAATTCTTTGTAAAATCTTTTCGGAATTCATTACAATAAAATTTTGGTCATAAGTATCTTCGTTTAATTTACTCTCATCAATATCTGCATCAGGACGACAATTATAGTTACAAGATGCCATATAATCACATGATGGTGAGAAAGGAGCATCTCCTATTTTAAAATTTGACAATATTAATCCAGTTGATAACTGTTGTGTAATAGGAATTTCTAAGCTAGCAGACATAATATCTTGTGTAAAGTTTGTTTGGTCATGATTAATTATGCAATCAACTGATGTTTCTTTAAGAAGTCTTGTAACTTTACCAATCTGGAGTGCTTTATATTCTGCTACACGATAAACATATAAATCTGCAGCCTCTTCAATATTTTTATCAAGAATTGTTCCATACATAAAAAGTTGAACGTTACGTTGCTCAAATGGTAAATCTTTATGAGAAAAGTTACGAACAGCACGACCAATAATTTGTTCAATACGATTCATGTTATACCATGGCTCAAGAATATGAACTTGTCTTATAAATTTAAGATCAATACCTTCTGAACCTGCTTTTGAAATTAACACTACTTTAACTTTATTTCCATCTTTATTATCTTCTCCTGTTAAACCCTTAACTTCAAAATCATTATTTGGTGATAATCTAGGGTCACCTGTAATCATAGCATAACGAGCAGGCATAAAATTCTTTTTATCTGATGGCGGTTTCATAGTTCTAACATCTACAACTTCTGACGGTCTATTTTTAAATAATGGTTTGATACCACTTTGACCATAACGCGTAAATCCCATTTCTTCAAGAGCAAGCGCCATAGGAATTAATCCACTATCAATATATTGAGAATAAATTAATATAATACCATTTGACACTAGACCTATATCTGTATTATATATTTTATCAAGAACATTTTTGATTTTTGAACTATAACTACCAATTTCTTCTCGAGAGAAAATTTTACCATAATTTTTTAGAGTAGTACTTTTATATTCAAAATCACCTTTAATAGGAGGAGATTTGCTGTCTAAAAATGTCATCATTCTCTCTAAACCAATCTTACCAGTTAATTGATGAGGGTCAATCGATAATAAACCTCGATTATCAGTTGAAGAAGATGAACTATTACCACCAGAAGTAGCTAATCCTTGATGACTACGTGGAATATTTTGAATATATGATTTACTCTTACTTTCTGATGGTGGTACAGAAGATAATGAATCTACTTCTTCTGTAGGAACCATTGTCTTATCATTATCAGTTTCTGTAGGAACCATTGTCTTATCATTATCATAACTAGACAATTGTATAATCAATCCCTTTTTAGTATCAAAATCTGTTTTCTTTATTGGTTGATCAATTACTTCTTCATTTTCACTTTCATATTCTTTAATTTCCTTTGGTTCAGTCATTTCCTTTGGTTCAGTCATTTCCTTTGGTTCAGTCATTTCCTTTGGTTCAGTCATTTCCTTTGGTTCAGTCATTTCCTTTGGTTCAGTCATTTCCTTTGGTTCATATATTTCCTCCTCATCTTCACCTGCATTTTTTCTCTCTGATGAACTGCTCTCAATAATTAATAATGGTTTTTTTACTTTTCCTTCGGGAATAGGTTCTGGAGCTTCCTCCTCTTCCTCTTCCTCTTCTTCTTTTGAAACTATCCTATCAAAACGTTCAGCAACCTCATTTGAAAAGTTCTCAGGAGGTATTTCATCTAAAATACTTTTTAAACCAGGAACTGGATAAGAAATAATAAGTGATTCTAATGGTGTTTGTAACAATGTATATCCAAATGATTCCATATTTTCAAAACTAGGCATCACTCTAGTTACACCATATTTAGTTGTAATTGTAAAGCGTTTATTTCTAAGATTATAAATAATATATTTATAACAACAATATTGACATTTACCACAGTTACTACATCCGCCAATTTTTGTTAGATATAAACTTAAAATGGTGTCTTTATTTTTTTCTTCTGGATCAATTGGTTTAAGGTTCATTTGATAAGATGGATATTTAATTGCAGGAAATGTATGTTCTGATGCAAAGTCTTTTGGATAAATTCTATATGGAAAAGTATAAGGATTTTCGCCTCTTACAAATGAAACATACCCAGTCGCTTTACGGATTAATAATTCTTGTCCATTCTTTTTAAAATTTCCATTTTTATCAAATATATCTCTTATTTCAACTCTACCTCTTCTATCATTTGTATTCATGAGATTTAATAACCAAACAATCTCTTTATAGTTATTATACATTGGAGTAGCAGATAGAAGGAGAAATCTCATATTTTCAGCAGCCTTAACAAGATATTCTAGGTTGATTGCAACCTTTTTATTTTCATTATCGTCTGTTTTACGAATATTATGAACCTCATCTATAACAATCAATCTATTGTCAAACTCATTGCGAAGTCTTCGAATTACTCTGCTATTTAAATCTATTTTAATGTCTTTTAACATTTCGATTTTTCTCTTTTCTCTCTTTTCACCCGGTTTGATTTCTTTCTTTTCTCTTTTCTTTTTAATTTCTTCTTCATAATTCATAGTCTTAATTATATAATTTGCAAATTGAACATAACCTAAAAAGATATAATAAGTATTTATTAAATTTTTGATTTGACTAATAACTTTTTCTTTAGACATAGGCATATTCATTGGATTTATTTCTTTCAATAATTTATTTCCTACACAGGCTCTCATACTCCATATACCATTTACTTGTTTTAATTTTCTCTCATCAAATAATTGAAGTTTAAAGTTATCTTGAACATTTTCAGATGCAACAATAATAATTCTTTTTGTTATACCCATTTGTTTCATATAATCTCTCATTTCTTCACAAACTCCAATAGCACTGCAAGTTTTACCTGAACCTAACCCATGGTACAAAAGTAAACTGCTATATGGTGTTTGAAATGACAAATAATTTTTGACAAATGCTTGATGAGGTTGTAATTCAAATTCTGCATTTGCTAAAATATCAGCCTGTTGTTTAATATTTTTATGAATAATGCCATCATACTTTGTATCATTAAATTCCTTTTTTGTAGCAATTTTAATATTAAATTGCTTATCATTTATATTAGGATATAAGTATTGATTTTCATCTTCAATCTCAGATAATTTATTTCTCTCTAATAATTCTTTTTTTAAAATAAATTTATTGCAATCAGAATTAAAAAAATTATCCTTATTACAATTTATTTTTTTAAATTCATTTTCTAAATCTGTTTTTTCAATTGGCATTGATATACCAGTAGATGATGAAGATGGAACATTTGAAGAGGATGATGATGGAACATTTGAAGATAATGATGGAACATTTGAAGATAATGATGGAACATTTGAAGATGATGAAGATTGAGTAGATGGTATTTTGATACTCTCTTTAAGGTCATAAATTTCACTTGGAATACTTGATTCATCATCTAATGTTTTGGCTATTATTAATTTCTTTTTCGGATTATCTGTCATAATATTATATATTATGAATATAATCTATATTCTTGTAATACTTTATTAATATTTATAATTAATTCTTTTTTTTCTAAATTATATGGTCTAATTGTTTCTAAACAATTTTCAAGTGTTTTCCATTCCAATTTACTTACCTCTGTTGCCTGAAAATTAGATAGCTTATTATTTTCTTCAACAAAATTATTCATATATGCCAAAAAAAATTTATGCTTATATGATTTGTGATTTGAACCAATAAATATCTCTTCAAATGGTAATATATTTTCAATAATAGTTAGTTCCAACGTTTTAATTCCTGTTTCTTCTTCAAACTCTCTTAATGCACATTCTAAATCTTTTTCTTTTTGATTTCGTCTACCTTTTGGAAATTCCCATTCAGTTTCATTCCATGATGTATTACTCATTTTGACAATATCCTTTAATGTTATTATTTTATCATCTATCCCTATAAAAATTCCCTCTCTTAATAACTCAAACTTCTTCTTAGATACAATTTCTTCATTTTTATATTGATTATTTCCTATATTTGCGTCACCCCACATTTCACTCCATAATATTTCAAAAGGTTGATTTAAAATACGTTCTTTTTCGTCTAGAGACATTTCATTTACTGTTATTAACAATTGATTTAAATTATAAGGAGAATATTTTCCTCTAATAAAATCAATATAACCAAAACTATCCTTACGTCGTATCATAAGATATTCAATACCTTTTATTCCACATTTAAATGCTATTATTCCATAACTTGTTATTGGTAATTTACATTGATGAAACATATGACCTTGTTTTCCACAGTTATTGCAAACATTTGTATTTTTATTCATAATTAACAATATTATATATTATAATAAATGTTTAAATATTAATCATTTTATTATATTTTTAACTATAATATTATATAAATGTCTGGTTTAGCGCATCACGGATTTAATTTAGGTTTATTTCAAAAGAAATTTAATTCAACATCAAGAGTATCGAATGCTGCTGTAAATATGGGTTGTACTCGTGGAAGAGGTTCAACTACACGTATGTTTAATTATTGTAATAAGTATTCACCAAATCCATCGGAATGTATTAATCAATTTATTACATCTTCAAAATAGTTAAATAATTAATATTTTTTTAGTTTAAAATATTAATAAATGTCAACAACTGTTTATCTAGACCCAACAATATGGGGACCACATTATTGGTTTTTTTTACATACTGTAGCAATGACTTATCCTCATCATCCAAACGCAATAACAAAGAAAAAGTATTATGAATTTGTTCAAAATATACCATTATTTATTCCTGTTGAGCAAATATCAAGTGATTTTGAAAAATTAATAGATAAATATCCAATAACCCCTTATTTAGATAACAGAGATTCATTTGTGAGATGGATGCATTTTATTCATAATAAAATAAATGAGAAGTTAGAAAAACCTCAAATAATGTTGAATGAATTTTTTGTCGAATATTATAATCAATATAAATCACAAAATGAAAAGCTTGCTGAATATTATAAATTGAGAGAAAAAGTTATATATAGTGGTATTTTATTTTCAATTTTAGGTTCTATTTATTATTTATATGATAAATAAAAATATATATTTTATATATATGGGCAGAACCAGAAAACATTTTAAAACAAATAAAGGTGGAAAAGTGATAGCTTCAGGTGGTTATGGATGTGTATTTGACCCTGCGTTAAAATGTGAAGGTGCGACAAAGAGAGAAACTAAAAAAATATCTAAATTAATGACTGAAAGACACGCAATCCAAGAATACGAAGAAATTAATAATATTAAAGAAAAATTAGAGAGAATTCCAAAATATGAAGATTATTTTTTAATATATGATGTAACCTTATGTAGTCCAGCAAAATTAACTGAAACAGATTTGACTGCATTCAGTAAAAAATGTTCTGCTTTACCAAAGGATGATATTACCAAATCAAATATAAATTCAAAATTAGACCAAGTTATGTCTTTAAATATCCCAAACGGTGGGTTACCAGTTGATGATTTTATTTATAACAATGGTTCATCTGACAAAATATATGAGGTTCATGAAAAATTAGTGAAATTATTAAAAAATGGTATTATTCCGATGAATAGAAACAATATTTATCATTGTGATATAAAAGATTCGAATGTTTTGGTAGATGATAGAGGAAGTGAAGTAAAAACACGTCTAATTGATTGGGGATTATCTGTTGAATATGAAGCAAATGATGATGAAAAATTTCCAAATAATTGGAGAAATAGACCTTTACAATTTAATGTTCCATTTTCAGTTGTAATATTTTCAGATGCATTTTATGAAAAATACACAAAATATTTACAAGACGGTGGAGAAGTTGATAAATTATCATTAAAACCATTTATCATTGAATATTTAAAGTTTTGGATGAAGGATAGAGGTGCTGGACATTATAAGTTTATAAATGAGATTATGTATAAGATATATAGTAGGGATTTCACAAGTGTTTCTGAAAAAAATATGCCTGTATATATTGAAACAGAAATAACTATGCCATTAATTGTCAATTATATAATTGAAGTTCTTATTCATTATACAAAATTTAAAGATAATAGTAAATTAAATTTGAGGGAATATTTGAATGATGTATTTATTAAAATTGTTGATGTGTATGGATTTATGAATGTTTATTATCCATTGATTGAAACATTATCAGAAAATTATTTCTCTCTAAATAAAGAACAATTAAACTTATTTAATCATCTTTGTTTTATGTATAAATATTATCTATATTCACCAAGAGTAAAACCATATGATATGAGTGAATTATTTAGTGATTTGAAAGAACTTGGAAATTTATTACAAGGAAAAGTATTACACGGAAATACAAAAATAACCACCACTTCAGAAAGAGCATTAGCAAGTGGAGTTAAAACTATAAAAAGAAGAAAATCATTGTCTAAATCACAATTATTTACACGAAAACCATTAGTTAAAAGATTTAAAAATCCTATTTTTCTAACATTAAAATAAAAATCTAAAGTATTATTATAAATGAAGGATTTTAGTAAACTCTGTACACCAGCCAAACTTTATTTTGCTATTGCTGTAATTGCGACAATTATCGCGTTATTTAGTGGTGCTTCTGTAATGATGGCATTTTTTCAGCTTATTTTTGCGTTTATATGGACTTTTCTTCTAGGATGGTTATGTGAAAAAGGTTATACATATATTTCTTGGTTCTTAGTTCTGTTACCTTATATTATTATTCTTTTAGCGATGTTAAACATATATCAGGTTACTGATGAGCAAAGACAACTAATGAGGGCTATTAAGTTACAAGGTGCTTATGGTCAAGAAGCGATGACTACCGGCACACCAATGCAAAAAAAAAAATAAACATGAATTAATTGCATTATTTTATTATAAGTAATTAATATAATAATGAGACTTGAAATATTCATGTTAGGATTAACGGCATTTTTTGTATATAATACTTATACAGATGGAAAATACACAAAAATGTTTATGTCATTTAAAAAATATTATAAAATGATTTTTTATGCTATTATTGGTATAGGAATTTATTATATTTTAAAACGAAACCCAACAAAAGGTAAGGACATGCTTCTTTATGCAAACAATTATATAAAATATTTACCAATTGATAGAAATTCAATGGATATGTTAAGTCCTATAATTGATTTTACTGGAACGCCTGATAAAAGTTTTATGGAAAGTTTTAATGATATAGAACCTCAAGCTTCTGGATTTTGTTCAGAGAGAAAAATATTAAACTCTGGTAAAAATGGAACAAAACGTTCTGTTAGCGAGACAAAGAAAAAATATGTAGCAGCAAATCAAGAATGGAAATGTGGAAATTGTCAACAACAACTAGACCATACATTTGAAATTGACCACAAAATACGTTTAGAATATGGTGGTGGTAATGATATTCAAAATTTAATTGCTTTATGTCGTAATTGTCATGGACGTAAAACAGCAAGTGAAAATATGTAAACAGATAACCTAAAGATAACCTAAAGATAACCTAAAGATAACCTAAAAACTGTGTTATTTTATTTTTCAAAATAAACAACAATAATATATGGAATAAATATAATTAACATCCAATAATATATATC